TACATTGGTAAACTGAATAGGCCAGTTGTATAAGGATTGATTGAACGAGGTTGAACCATTAAACATATGACCCATATTTGTAACCTTAGATACATTCCATTTACCAATAGGTTGGTCAAATGCTGATGCGTCTTGAAACATATACTCCATTGTTGTAACATTTATAGTATCCCAATTACTGATGTCTTGATTGAACGAGGTTGAACCATTAAACATATGACCCATATTTGTAACATTAGATACATTCCATTTACCAATAGGTTGGTCAAATGATATGGCACCTTTAAACATTTCACTCATATTGGTAACACTAGATACATTCCATCCACTCAGGTCTTCATTAAAATCCTCATAGTTTTTGAATAACCCACTCATATCCGTAACTCCGTGAATTGTCCATGTACTAATATGACCATATAAGGTTAAGGCATCACATCTAAAATAGCGCCATTTATATACTGCATCGTAAATATTATTGTCTTTAATTATACAATACGGACTTATTACTCCTGATTGTTCTCTTTCGAAAGGCATTATATATAGTTAATAAAATTGATTTAGAAATTGTAACATAATATCCCTATGTCTACTCTTGCGAATCAATATCAAAAAAAGACTGATAAAGAACACATCTTAGATAATCCTGATACATATATTGGATCTATCGAAAACGTAAATGGACCAATGTATGTATATGAAGACGGACATATTGTAAACAAGACTATCGATTATAACCCTGGTTTATTCAAGTTGTTTGATGAAGGTATTGTCAATTGTCGCGATCACGTGGTTCGTATGCTCCAAAAAAAGGAACAAGACGATACTACCCAATTAGTCAATATGATTGATATAAAAATTCAAGATAATATGATTACTCTTATGAATAATGGTAATGGTATAGATATTGAAAAACACCCTACTTATGATATTTGGATTCCTGAATTAATTTTTGGACATTTGCGTACATCCACCAATTACAATAAAGACGAAGAAAAAATTACAGGTGGTAAAAATGGTTTTGGATTTAAGTTGGTACTCATTTGGTCTACGTATGGAATGATTGAAACGATTGATTTTACTCGTAAATTAAAATATACTCAAGAGTTTGAGACTAACTTGGACGTTGTTCATAAACCTTCTATTACAAAATGTTCCAAAAAACCATATACCTTGGTAAAATTCAAACCAGATTATAAACGTCTTGGTCTGAATGAACTGTCCAAAGATATGATTTCTTTATTTCAAAGACGAGTCTATGATATTGCCGGTATTACTACAAAAGACGTAAAAGTAAAACTAAATGGGGAAGCATTGGATGTAAAAAATTTTAACCATTATATAGATTTATACAATGATTGTGAAAAAATAAGTGAGCAACACGAACGTTGGAGTTATAGTGTATGTTTAAGCGAAGAATTCAAACAAGTATCCTTTGTAAACGGTATTTTCACCAGCAAAGGAGGAAAACATGTAGATTATATTGTACAACAAATTATAAAAAAAATGATTGCATATATTGAAAAAAAGAAAAAAGTAGAAGTAAAACCATCTATTATTAAGGAACAATTACATATCTTTTTGAATTGTACGATTGTAAACCCTTCGTTTGATAGTCAAACCAAAGATTATTTGAATACTCCACCAAGTAAATTTGGTTCTTCGTGTGTAGTTAGTGATAAGTTTATTGAAAAATTAGCCAAACAAGGTATTATGGAAAACTCATGTGAATTAAGTCATATCAAAGAAAAAAATAATTCTAAAAAAACTGATGGAAACAAAAATAAAACCATTCGCGGTATTCCGAAATTAGTGGATGCTAATTATGCTGGTACGAAAGACTCTAAATTGTGTACGTTAATTTTATGTGAAGGAGATTCCGCTAAAGCTGGTATTTTATCAGGATTGACACCAAGTGACCGAAATATCATTGGAGTATATCCAATGAAAGGTAAATTGTTGAATGTTCGTGGAGAAACGACCAAAAAGATAAATGAAAACAAAGAAATCATTGAAATTAAAAAAATTATGGGTTTGGAGTCCAACAAAACCTATAAAGATACGGATGAATTGCGCTACAATAAAATTCTATTTATGACTGACCAAGATTTGGATGGGAGTCACATAAAGGGATTATGTATTAATTTATTTGAATGTTTATGGCCTTCATTGTTGAACATCGAAGGATTTTTAGGATTTATGAATACGCCTATTTTGAAAGCGACCAAATCTGGAAAAATGATTCACTTTTACAATGAACAAGAATATGAATTATGGAAATCTGAACATCAAGATGCAAAAGGATGGTCTATCAAGTATTACAAAGGATTGGGTACTAGTACCGGTAAAGAGTTCAAAGAATATTTCAAAGATAAAAAAACGATGGATATTCATTTAGGTGACAAAGACAACGAAACCATTGATATGGTTTTCAATAAAAAAAAGTCAGATTTTAGAAAAGAATGGTTGTCAAACTATGAACGAAATAATGTATTAGATACAAGAGATACTAAAATTACATTGGGAGATTTTATCCACCGAGAAATGATACACTTTTCCAAATATGATTGCGATCGATCCATTCCAAATATGATGGATGGATTGAAAGTATCTCAGCGTAAAATTTTATATAGCGCATTCAAAAAGAACTTGGTTCACGAAATAAAGGTTGCTCAATTCAGTGGTTATGTATCTGAACACTCTGGGTACCATCACGGAGAAAATAGTTTGAATGGAGCAATTGTAAACATGGCTCAAAATTTTGTTGGGTCAAATAATATAAATATATTGATGCCAAATGGTCAGTTTGGTACTCGTTTGCAAGGAGGTAAAGATAGCGCGTCGGAAAGATATATATTTACGAACTTGAACAAAATTACACGAATGATTTTCAAAAAAGAAGATGATGCTATTTTGACCTATTTGAAAGACGATGGAACATTTGTTGAACCTATATATTATTTACCTATTCTTCCAATGATTCTAGTCAATGGTACAAAGGGTATTGGTACTGGATTTAGTACAGACATTCCGTGTTTTCATCCAGTCCAACTCATTGACTATATTCAACACAAATTGGTGGATAAAAAATATACTAGCGACTTTGTACCCTTTTATCAGGGATTTCAAGGAGCCATAGAAAAAGATGGTGATCGCCGATTTATTACAAAGGGTAATTATACGATTGACAAACAAGTCATTACTATTACCGAATTGCCTATTGGTGTATGGAATGAAGATTATATTTTACATTTAGAAAAATGTATGGATATTTTAAAAGACTACAAAGACCAGTCAACTGATAAAAATGTTTATTTCAAACTTACCCTAAAAAAACCTATGGAAGAAAGTGACATTATAAAAACATTTAAATTATCCACTACATTATCCATCAATAATATGAATCTATTTGACAATAATGATAAATTAAAACATTACAATGAAGTGTACGAAATTTGTGATGATTTTATAGGTGTTCGTTTGGACTATTATGAAAAACGACGATTACATTTGATTCAGATTTTAAAAGAAGAAATGGAAGTATTGAAAAATAAATGTAATTACATCAATGAATTATTGAACGATACTTTAGATTTACGAAAAAAAACAAACTATGACATATGCGATATATTAGAAAAAAAGAAATATACAAAAATAAATGATTCCTATAATTATTTAATTAAAATGTCTATGGATAGTGTATGTCAAGAAAATGTGGATAGTTTAAATAAACAATTCAACGAAAAACAATCGGAATATGATAAAATGTGGAATACATCACACAAAGATATCTGGAAAGATGAACTAGAACAATTAAAAAAAGTTCTTCAGTTCTAAACTATTATCGTTATGTAAATAAACGGGTCTATCCATAAGAGTATACATATTTGACGCATCTTTTTTATACTTCAAATAACCCTGAATTTCACCATAAATATTATTTGAACTATAATCCACAACCATAACATTCATTTCATCTACTTGTTGTTTTATGTTGTCAAATTGGAATTTTGAATATTGTAAAAAGATACTTCGCATAATGATTTTTAATACATCAATATTTTGGTCATCAATGACATATTTTTGTTGAGACAAATCATATACCTTTTTTTTTATATCATTATGTACCTTATTTATATTTTCTTTACTAAAATAAGTATTTGATAATTCACTTGGTTGAAACGTATATTTAGTAGCATTGAAGTAATTTGTTTTATGGTCCAAAGGTATTTGTTCTTTCAAAAAAAATGGGGTTCCGCCTTCTATATCAACTCTACCTGACATTATTATATAATATTATTTTAATATAAATGGAAAAAACAATTTTTATTTCTACGATTGTAGTATTGATAGTAACTTTATCCATAGTAGCATATATTCTTAATATAACCAAAAAAAAATATATATATCCACCGCATATTAATCAATGTCCTGATTATTATCAACTAAATAGTTTTGGGGATTGTTATGATAAAAATGAAGTAATACACAAAAATAATGACCAATGTTATCTTGAAAATTTTAATAAAACCTTATATCAAAATATTACAAGTGGATTATGTAAAAAAAAACAATGGGCAATAAAATGTAATGTTTCGTGGGATGGGATTACAAATAATTCCGAATTATGTATATAAATACTTTATTATTATTATACTAGTATGGAACAACATCTATATAAGGATAAACATATTTATATTGTAGGTTGTTCTGGAAGCGGTAAATCCTATATGGTACTTAATTATTTTAAAGAACATTGTCAATATCATTTAAACTATTTATCCATACAACAAATATCCAATATGAATGATATTTTTAAATATACTCATGGTTCTATTATGAATATGATGTACAAAAGTAAAAAAAAAAATATCGTAGTGATAGATGATATTGATATTCTTAACAATAGTGAAAAAAAAATATTGGGCGAATTAATAAAACAAATAAAATTAAATAAAAAAAAGGAAAAAAAAAATTCATTCCAATTTATCTTTATAGGCATTAACCATTATGATAAAAAAGTAAAAGAATTAATGAAATTATGTAATGTAATTCATTTAAAGGATACCATAAATGAATATGAAAAAAATATTCAATTAAACATCAAAAATGTAATAGAACAAAATATAAGTCATTTTGTTGAAAATGAAAAGGCTACCCAATGCCTTATGTTTCACGAAAATATTATAAACCATCTAAAAAAGGAAGATATATGTTTCTATTTAGAATTTTTAAATAATTTTTGCAGTGGTGATTATTACGATAGGGTAAGTTTTCAAAAACAATTATGGATTTATAATGAAATGACCTATTACTTAAAAATGATATATAATTATAAATTGTATGTTCATTCAAACGTACAAATCAAACCACAAAAAGAAGAATATAGATTTACCAAGGTATTGACTAAATATAGCAATGAATATAACAATAAAAAATTTATTTTAGATTTATGTAATCGTCTAAATATATCTAAACAACAATTATTTACATTGACTTATCCTCTAAGTGATAGTGAATTATGTCGACTTAAAAAATATTTAACTTATCACCGATAATATTTGTTTTATTTTTTGTTCATATTCTCTTATTTTTTCTTTTAACATATTATTTTCGTTGGTTTTTATTTTTAATACTTCTATTATTTCATTCATTTGTAAGGGTCGTTTTGTTCCATCCGGTTGTGTTAAAACTACTTGTTGGGTTTGTTTACTTCTTATTTCATCTCGACGTTTTATTTCGGCTAAAACATTGGGTTTATTTTTTATGTCTCCTTCTACATAAAATTTTAGTGTATCTTTAATATCTTTTGTATAAAAATTTATTGTCTTATCGTCTTTGATAAAAGTGGAAGGAACTAAGACGGAATCTTTACATACAGGACTATTGGTATCGATTAATCGTTTTTTATCAAATGTATTTTGTTCATGAGAAATGACTAAAATCGTTTTTAATGGATTTAACTGAACAAAGGGTATTGTATAATCTTTTAAAAAGAATTTTTCTTCCGCCAAAACAGCACTATCTTCA